CAACCACGCGAGTTTTTATTTCACAATTGGGGTTTCTGAGACATGGCCAGACCGTATAAGCCCGAAGGATTGAACGTTGGCGACAAAACGAAGGCCAACAAGCAAGCGCGCTACGATAACGAGTCTGCCCTTCGTCCGCGCAACTCGTTACCGATGAAGGCGCCTGCCAGGATTGAGAATAATCCAGTCGCCGCGGCTGCATGGCGCAAACTCATGCGCCTGTATTCTGAGATTGACGCCGAAATCGTAACGAGACTTGACTTCAACCTACTCGAAGATTATTGCCTGGCGATTGACGAGACTGAAGAATTGCGCAACATGCGCACCGTCGCCTATCAGGTTTGGCTGGACTTGGCAGCCGAAGTTAAGGTGATGAAAGACCAAAAGATGCAGGACGAGGCTGCGTATGTAGCCGTCAAGACGGTTGACGCCTTCGACGCCATCATAAAACTGGACGCCAGGATTGACCGCAAGCGCGATCTTATTCACAGGCTGAGCCAATCGTTATACCTGACACCACGCGCCAGGGCGGGGGTGTCACCGAACAGGAAAGATCGTGAACCTGAAAAGAAAAGCGAGATGGAATCGTTGCTAAGTGAGTTTGAAGGTATCGTCAATGGTGTTCGATGACTATAAGGCCGGGAAAGCTATGCGGTTTTTCAGGCTGCTACGCCATACGAAGGGGAGGTTTTACGGACAGCCTTTTGAATTATTGCCGTGGCAAAGCAAGATCATTAGTGATGTTTACGGGACAGTCACCGATCAGGGCTACCGTCAATACAAATTTGCCTACCTTGAGATTGCAAAGAAAAACGGTAAATCAGAGTTTGCGGCGGCAGCTGGATTGTTTCATACCTTTGCAGACGGCGAGAGAAACGGCGAAGTTTACGGTTGCGCTGCGGACAGAGCGCAGGCAAGTATCGTCTTTGATGTGGCCGTCGATATGATAGATCAATCCGAAGACCTTAAGAAGCGCACAAAACTAACATTGTCGCAGCATAGGTTAATGGACAAGATCAGCGGCACGATATATAAGGTCGTTTCAGCGGAGGCTTATACCAAGCACGGTCTCAACGTCTCCGCCTGCATTTTTGACGAACTGCACGCCCAACCGTCGCGAGAACTGTGGGATGTGATGACCTTCGGCGCCGGTGACGCCAGGACGCAGCCTATTTGGTGGATCATTACCACGGCCGGCGATGACCCGGACAGGGTATCAGTTGGCTGGGAGCAACATGAATATGCCAAGGCGATACTATCCGGGGAGGTGGTAGACCCGACCTGGTATCCTGTCATTTACGGCTACGAAGGCGATGACATTTACAACGAGGACAACTGGTATAAGGCTAACCCGTCATTGGGTACGACCATCACCGTCGAATCGGTACGGGAGGCAGCGGAGAAAGCGAAGACACGCCCGGCGGATGAGCGACTTTTCCGGTGGCTGCGACTTAACCAGTGGACGACCAGCAAACTCACGACCTGGCTGCCGTTGGAGCTGTTCGATAAGACTGTGGGGGAGTGGTCCAGGGCGGACCAGCTCGGGAAGGATTGCTATTTGGGGCTGGACTTATCGACGACCACCGACTTATCAGCGCTGGCGGTGGTGTTTCCTCCACAGGCAGAGCAGCTTGACTGGCGGGTGTTCTGGCATTGCTGGATACCCAGGGTTAACATGGCGGAGAGAATCAGTAAGGATCACGTGCCGTATGACCAGTGGGATCGTGGCGGGTGGCTGACGGTGACCGAGGGGAACGTGATAGATTACACGGTTATCAGGAATACAATTTTGGAGATGACGAAGTTTTATAGCGTCAGGGAAGGCGACGCAGATAGAGCTTTTGCGACCATGTTAATACAGGAACTTGAGCAGGCCGGCATGACATGGGTGGACATTCCCCAAACGTTTATGTCGCTGACCGATGCGATGAACCAAACCGAGGTGCTGCTCAAGGGTCCGGTGACGATTGCAGACCCCGACCAACCAACCGACGCGCAGCCTAAGCTAGTGCAGGGGTTGATGCTGACGGGGCGCATGACGCATGAGGCTAACCCGGTCGCCAGGTGGTGCTTCGGGAATACCAGCATCGCCCAGAACGGACAGGGGTTTATCAAGTTTGTCAAAGAACACAAAGGCAAGTCGGTACTCAGGACAAAGCGAATCGACTTGACGGCGGCCTGGATCAATGCGATGGCGCGGGCGCGGTTCTACGCAGGCAGCGTCGATATATCGGCAAGGATACTCGATGAAGATTGGGGTATGTGATGTGTATCGCAGAGCCTAAGACCGACGCTAAACTAGTAGAATTTCGCTGCGTCAAGTGCCATAAGTTGTTATTCAAGGCGTTGCTAACTCCCGGCAGCCAGGTTGAGGTCATTTGCACCAGGTGCAAAGAGAAGAACCGGGAGCCGGTGATTGACAAAGAGACTGTAACCTGATAGACTGAATTAGATGCGGAAACGCATACCCATTGAGCGCCCAGAGCGCCGAGTTATTTCGGCGCTTTTTTATTTGGTGAACAATGGCAAAACCAACAATTGCACAGCGGATAACGAGGTTTCTAGATCGGGTTGACGTTGGCTTTAAGAACGTCGTGCCTGTCACCGCTGATAACATGGTTGAGTTTGGCGACGTGTTGACGGTGGCAACATCCGGCCAGCACGTGACCGCCGAGTCTAGTAAAAACGTTGCCACGGCCTACAGGTGCATAAACGTCTTATCGGATGATGTTGCCAAGCTACCTTTGCAAACGTTTATCAGCCGGGCAGCCGGACAGATCGAGCGGGTCAAGGCCTCGAGCCGGACGCAGAATATCGCCTGGCTGATTGAGGTATCGCCTAACCGCTGGATGACACCGCTTGTATTCAAGAAGACGGCAATCATGTGGCTGCTTACTCATGGATCGGCGCATATCTGGCAGCCACCCAGGGCAGCCGGCCGGCGCAACGAATTATTTATTCTCCCCTCGAATGTAACCAAGCCTGTTTTTGATACCAACTGGAATTTATGGTATCAGGTTGCCATGCCAAGCCGCCAGGTAGAAAACTACCCCGAGGCGGAGGTGCTAACCCTGTTGCTGAATTCAACAGACGGCATTACAGGCAAGGGCGTTATTCAGTACGCACGGGAAACCATCGGGCGCCAACTGGCGGCCTACGAAACGCAAGGTAAATTCTACTCGCAGGGGCTAAACCCAGGCGGGATCATCTGGATCGCCGGCGAAGCGAACTCAGAGGCGCGGGATAAGATCCGCGACACCTACGCCAAAGCCATGAGCGGCACGACCAATGCCTACCGCCTGGCGGTCCTGGATAATAAGATTACCAAGTTTGAGCCGGTCACCATGAAACCGATCGATGTGCAATTCTTAGAGTCAATCATGGAAAACGACACCGAGATCGCCAACTACTTCGGCGTGCCACTGTATAAGCTCAACCAGGGCAAACAGAGTTACCAATCCAACGAACAGCAGAACCTAGACTACCTGAACACCACGCTTGACCCGTACCTGGTCCAGTGGGAACAGGCCGCGGCACTGAAATGGCTGACCGAGGAAGAACAGAACTATGAATATTTCCGGTTCAACCGTGACGCCCTGCTGCGTACAGATGCCAGGACCAGGACTGAGACCCTGGAGAAGCGCATATTCAGCGGCCAGATGACGCCAAACGAAGCCAGGCAGGTCGAGGATATGAGCGCCTACGACGGCGGAGATTCGCATTACCTTCCCCTGAATATGGGCAAGGTCGAGGATGCCAGCTCCGCCGATGAAACGACTACCACGACATTTACCCCACCAGGAAGGTGAAACGATGACCGAACCTATTCGATGCTTTGAAGGCGAGACCAAACCGCATGAGCCATTCTGGACGGTGCGTAATGCAGTTGACGGAGCAGAGCCTGAGCTGGAACTTTACGGCTACATCTCCGAGTATTCCTGGTTTGACGACGACGTGACACCGACGCTGTTCAAAGACGCCCTGTACACCCTGGGCGGGGGTGGGCCGGTGACCATCCGCATGAACTCATACGGCGGGGATGTTATCGCCGCGAGCCTGATCGGGACAATGATCAAAGACTACCCCGGCCATGTAACCGTTCAGATCGACGGGATAGCGGCCAGCGCAGCCACCGTGGTCGCCGTCTCCGCTAACACCCTACGGATGCAAGAGACCGCTTATTTTATGATCCATGACCCGCTGGCCGTCTTTATGTTTGCCGCCATGAACATCGAGGAATTAACCCGGATGGTGGACAGTCTGACGGCGGTCAAGGCGGGAATCGTAAACGCCTATGAGACCAAGACGGGATTATCCAGGCCGCGCCTGGCCAAGATGATGACCGAGGAAACCTGGCTAGATGCGCAAAGGGCGCTTGACCTGGGTTTCGTTGACGAAGTCATGGGCGGGGCAGGTGATGACAAGAAGCGCAAGAAAAAGGACTACCCGGAGAACACGGCGATGGTCAATGCCTTGCGCACATATCGGAATTTACCGGAGCCAGTACGGATGCTGCTGCAGCCGAAGGTTACGGATATTCAACCCGCAGATGCGGGAATTACCAACCAGGCGATGGACAAACTCCGCGCCGAAGTTAAGTTACTGAAGGAGTAGATTATGAACCTGAAAACGTTTTTAGACGCGGCCAATGGAGCCGAGGCGCGGGTTCAGCAGATCGCCGCGCAAATCGATGGGCTGTTTACCGAGGGTAAGACCACGGAAGCCCTGGAACTGAAACCCCAACTGGACACAGCCAAAGCCGACGCAAAGGCCAAAGGCGAGATGTACGTGACCATGTTGGATATATCCTCGAGCGGGAATGATCCGGCGCAGCGGTTCACCCACGTTGAGGTTACCCGCGACGCAGCCGATCAGCCGTTCGCAAGCGACGGGGAGTTTTTCCGCTCTGTCAAGTTGGCG